GGTAGGGTAAGGAGGTGCTTTCAGCCAAGTTACGCACAGATATATGCCTTCAGGCTTCTGCGTGACAGGGTGCATGGTTTCACTACCGATGTATTCGGCATAGGTTGCTGTGCTATTGCCTCAGGCTATTGGTGGACTTCTACTCAGTTCAATGCCTCGAATGGAGTTTTGCTGTTCGGTGGCAACTTCAACGGCAGCGGCCTCAAGAATGCCTACTACACTCTGTTACCTGTGCTCGCTTATTAGAAATTATTAACTATGGCAGGGTGTCGCAATAGCGCACCTCTGCCTCTATATTATAAATATGAGCAACGTAGCTGAGCCTCTTACTGGTGACAGACATAATGATATTCCGTTAGCCATAGACACTGAGAATGTTATGAAAATATGGTTGAGTGATGCGTATTCTAACAACCTGCCAAAGATAGTCAGACACACGATATATCAGGATATACTGAAAATGCTTGCTTCAATGGTATCTGATGTATATCAAGCTCGATTTCAGAAGGAAGTAAGAAAGGCGCACCTTGACAGATTTCTATACAAACTCCAGAGTGTCAAATCATACACAAGAGTAATACACGAAAGTTGTTTCCTCTCACATGGTAAAGCTCATCACCTGTTTGAGAAGTACGATAAAATGTCAAGACAAGCGGTGACGTGGAGGAATTATACTCGCTAAGATAGTGTAAGGTGGTCGGAGTTGTGCGGCTAAGGCTTCATGAGAGAACACTTACCTATGATAATAAGGGGTACACACTCGCACCCGCCTCTGGAAGCGGAAGAGTTAAGAATAAGATAATGTACCAGCTACAGGCAATTGGTGGACTTCTACTCAGTACAATGCCACGAATGGAGTTTTGCTGAACAATGGCAACTTCAACGGCAACAACAACAAGAATGACAACTACAATCTGTTACCTGTGCTCGAATAATATCATATAAGTAATAATGGAGTATGATGAATTACTGGAACTGGTATATGAGGCTTACTACGATTGCAGGAAAAATAAAAGGCGGAAACCTTCCGCAGTGCTCTTTGAATGGAATTATGAGATACGGCTGGGCGAATTGACCAGAGAACTATACGAAAAGACCTATTACCCCACAACGTCTGTAGTCTTTCCTGTCACAAAACCGAAGGCAAGAGAGGTGTTTGCAGCCAACTTCAGAGACAGGATAGTGCATCACCTTCTAATGATGAAGTTTGGTGGACTGATAGACGCCGAAATGATAGACGACACCTACAACTGCCGAAAAGATAAGGGCGTATTCTTCGCTCAACAGAGATTAGAGGAAGAAGTCAGACGTGTGAGCCATAACTATACCCGCAAGGCGTATGTGCTGAGTGGCGACATTGAGGGCTTCTTTATGGCTATAGACACGAAGAAGTTGTGGCAAATGGTAGAGATACTGATACGTGACAAGTATAAAGGTGAAGATATAGAGTGGTGGCTATGGCTGTTCAAGACGGTGGTAATGCACAGACCTGAGACAGATTGTGTGTTTCATGGAGATAAACGCATATTGGACGCTCTGCCTGATAATAAGTCGCAGTTTCGCAGTGGTGGATACGGTATGCCGATAGGCAACTACTATGTTCAGATACTCGGAAACTACTACCTGACGCCATTTGACATCTTCATGCAGGTGCTGGTAGGCAAGGAGGGTTTTTATTGTCGGTTCGTCGATGACTTTAAGGCGATAATACCTGAATTGTCTCTGCTATACAAAATTGCAGTCGAAGCACGTGTATTTCTATGGGATAATCTACACCTGAGACTGCACAGGAAGAAGTTTAGCATAATGGAGGTCTATAAGGGCGTGAGTTTTGTTGGCTGTGTGATAAAGCCGTGGGGCAGGTACTCCAGCAATAGAATTATAGGAAATGCCTTCTGCGCTTTCCACAGGTCTTATAAATCAGCAGAGGATATGATAGCCAGTTACAACTCGTACATGGGTTTTCTGATTAGGAGTAAGACATACGCTATAAGGTGGAAGCTGTACCTAACAATTCCCGAAGAGATAAGAAAGCAAATAGTATGTATCAATATGAAGAAATATACAATAAGAGACGGTTTAGACAATACTCATGCAGAGGCAGACTTATTGCTGAGTGGGTTGTAATAGAATGCAATAATAATAATACACCAACTAAAAATGAATAAAGACTATGACAAAGATTGAATTACCAAAAGAGGGCTTTGTTGCTATCAAGCAGTATAAGCAACAGCCTGTATTCTTCTTCCGCTTTGACACGGTAGAGACAGAGAATGAGACAGTAGTGTGTGAAGAAGTGACTATCACACTGAAAAATGCTGACTATGCCAGCATGGTCAGCAAGTGCATCGGAGTGAAGTATAACACGGATGCGCAGCTTGCGCTTCTCTACAATTACGAAGCCGACCCAGAGAAGTATGCTGAGGATATGGCAGAATACCAGCAGTGGCGAACTTACTGCAAGGAGGCAGCGAGAGTGTTCTTTGGAATAAAGGAAGAGGAAGGAGGTGAATAATGAAAGCTGTGCAATATTTCGTCGAGAGCATAATCCTCGTATCTGTATCTGTCATTATGCTTGCTTTCTTAGGCTCATGCAAGAGTTCCAAGACCACAGAGAATGTGGTGTGGAAGGATAGTTTGAGCCTTCAGGCGAGGACCGACACGGTGGTAAAGACTAATGTAGTCACAGAAAAAGTGACAGAGTATGTAGATAGGTGGAATGGCCGTTACGTGGTTGTTACTACTGCAGGTGATACTGTCAAGGACTACAGAGAGAAGATAGTCTATAAGGAGAAGGAAAGCTACCTTAGAGATAGTGTAGCACTCTACAAGGCGAAGTGTGACAGCCTGGCGAATATAGCAAGGAAAAGCCAGCGAGAAATCAAAACCAAGCCTCCAGAGCTGAAAGAGGAGCTGAAGGTAGGAGCTATAGGCTTCGTACTGGGAGTTGCACTAGTGTTGTATCTTACAAGAAACAGGAGGGTGTGATATGATTGTAACGCATGAGATTTTTGAGGGAATAGGCTTGATGAGTCTGTTGTGTGTTGTCGTTATGATACTGGTTATTGTAGCTATGGCGGTGGATTTGCTGAGTGGAGTGAGAAAAGCCAAGCTGAGAGGCGAGGCAAGAACAAGCTACGGACTGAGCCGTACATTTACCAAGTTCCTTATCTATGAGGGCATACTGATTATTAGCGCCTGCATAGATATGCTGATACACTTCGTGGTGTATAGCATGACGGACAAGGTGTATCTCGTTCCTGTCATGTGCTGCGGCATGGGCATAGTGCTATGCGCTGTCGAGGGGTGGAGTGTCTATGAGAAAGCAGAGGACAAGCAGAGAAAGAAGATTGCTGACGTGGCTACAGTGGCAGCGGCTCTCGCTGACAAGGAGACCTTGAAGGAGGTTATCACAGAGGCTATCCAGAGAAGTATGCAGAAGAAAGAATGAAGATGCACTTTATTTATATCTATATAATGTTTTTGAGTAAATAGCAATTAGTTGATAGGCAATAGCGATTGCCTGAAGGTATTAGATTTAAGTTATTTTGGTTAGAAATTCTTTAAGTCTTTCATTACCACCATTGCCTGTGAAGGTGGTGGTGGTTTTTTATTACGAAAAGGGAAATAAAATGAATAAAAGGAAATAAAATGAACATGAAGATAACAAAAGAACAGCTGAAGGCAATAATGCCCAATGTTGAAATGAACATCAAGGCAAATCCTTATTTCAAGGGCTATAGCTTAGATAAGATAGTGGAGTACCTTAACAAGTACGCAGAAGAGTTTGACATCACAACACCTGAACGGTGGGCGCACTACCTTGCGCAGATAGCACACGAAAGTGCTGAAATGCGCTATACAAAGGAACTTGCCTCTGGGGTTGCGTATGATACTGGAAGGCTGGCGAAGCGTCTTGGCAACACTCCACAGGCTGACGGAGACGGACAGAAGTACAAAGGCAGGGGTTTGATACAAATCACGGGCAGAGCAAACTACAAGGAGTACAAGAAGTATTGCGGATATGACGTAATGAATAACCCTGACCTGCTATGCAAACCAGTGGGAGCTATAAGAAGTTCTATGTGGTTTTGGCGACTGAAGGGGTTGAATATCCTTGCAGACAAGGGCGAGTTTGTCTTGATTACTAAGAGGATAAACGGAGGCTATAACGGCATAGAGGATAGAAAGAAATACCTGCTCAGGGCGAAGAGGGTTTTTCGTCGCTGTTGAGATTGTCGATAACCTGACGTATGGCAGAGTCAGCGTGCTTGCGCATGATTTTGAGATAGTTAAAAATGGGGCGGTTGGTTTTTACTGATTGCCCTATACAATACTCAAGCACCTCAAGGGATATACCTAAGTCAAAACCGTGCTGAACAAAGGACTTGCGGGCAGAATAGTAACATATTTTTTTCTGGCTGGGTAAGTCAAGTTCTACAGCGAGAGACTTGATGCTGCGTGTTATGTATCTCAGGAAATTGCGATAAGAGAATTTGTAACCGAAATCCAGTCTGCCTGTGTTCCTGTTTCTCCACCTCTCTATGATAGCAATGGCTTCTGGTTGTATGGTAAAGGAAATCTTTCTGTTGGAGGTTTTGGTGTTGCGGGATTTGTGGCGGATATACTCCAGAACAGTAGTATTGCGGAAATCTATAGCAAGAAGGTCTATGAGGTTTATGCCACCGAGATAGTATGAGAGGAGAAAGATGTCACGAGCCATGATGTGTTTGCGTAGATGTGGCTGGCTGTCTCTTATTGCACGTAATTCTTCTATGGAAATATCTATTTCCCTTTCTTCTTCAGTAGTTCTCTTCCAGTAGAGGAAAGGGTGTACCTGATAGGAGACGAGTTGCTGACGGATAGCACGGTTGATTATGGTGCGTGTCATGGAGAGGAGCATATTGGAGTATGCCTGAGAAGCGCCAGAGCGTTTCAGGTAACGCTCAAATTCGGATATGGTGGTAGTGCTTATCTCTGAGAGGAATATATCGCCGTTACAGAAGGCTTGGAATTTGCGCAAGGCTCCGTTGAGCATATTGGCGTAAGATTGCTGTCCGTCCTTGATGAGTTCCTGTTGGTACTGGATAGAGACCTGTGAGAAGGTGGCAGTAGAGGAATGAGGGCGCATATTCTCCAAGATGTCCCTAAGCTGTTTACAGGTGTAGATGTCAGGGTTAGGGATAGAGGATAGTCTTTGCTCATAATCGTTGAGGAGGTTGCGTAGCTCTACGTTCATCTGGTGAGCTTCAGGGATGCGGACAACGATACCGTTTTCGAATTCGGAGGGGGAATTGACACGATACTTGGTAACAATGTAGTGAGTTTCGGACTGGTGCCCGATAGCTATGCGTATCTTATAAGTGCCATTTTTGGCTCTGGTGTGCTTGAGGAGGGCAAGTTTTATTGTAGTCATTTTTCTAGGTCTTATGTGAATTGAGAAAAAACGAATAAAAAATATTCGCTCCACCGTCCAAATGTGGACTGAAATTGAGGTAGAGGGAGAGAAACGATAAAGAGTTATAAGGTGTGACTCGGACGGGACTCGAACCCGTAACCTACTGCTTAGAAGGCAGTTGCTCTATCCAATTGAGCTACCAAGCCATACTCTTTATAACTCTTTACGTCAGCCCGACCTCTAGCTTAGAAGGCTGTTGCTCTATCCAGCTGAGCTAC